CTAACTTGGAAACTAAACTACAAAATTTAGATGATCGTATGGACAAACTAGAACTCCATCTAGTAAGTATCAGAGACAGTCTTGAAGGACGAATGGAAGATCGTAGTAAAACCGTTATGGGTTGGACTATTACTATTCTTGGTGTCCTCTTATCAGCAATCCTTGGTTATATTGGCCACGGTCTTTTCAAGTAATAAATACTTGATATGAAGATAGTAGAACTCATCAACAACATACAATTACCAATTACTAACGAAGAAGCAGAAGTGCTTGAACGATTCGTTGGTGATACCCCCATTGCCAAAGGTCACTTAACAGAACGTGAGCAGGTGCTGGCTAATCAATTAACAGTTAAAGATGTTCTACTACGCACAAATCACGATGGCAAAATCTACTACAAAAAACGCATCCGCTAACGAATCGTTTGACGTAGAAAAAATCAAACGTTTTACCCAGCAAGAACTAGAAAAAATTACAACTGCATCTAGCGAGATGCCAGTATGTTATCAAATTGGCACGGACGTCTTAGTAGGCCGTTATCGTGTATTAAAGATAGATGAGCAGTGTTGGCGTGTTATGGAAGGTAACTCGCAACTATTTGATTTCTTTAATCGCAAAGATGCTATATTCTATTGCATAGCTCTACACAAACAACAATACAAACTAGCACATAATATAAAAGAGGCAGATAGTCAGCTAAATCGCTTAGAATTTGATGCTACATTGTATCGTATTCGCTATAAACAAGCACAAAAGAATGGTGATATTTGGGGTGAGGAGTTTTACAGCACTCGCTACCAAGAAACTATGGATCGCATAGCCCAGGCCAAGAAAGAAATCAAGAAAAATTTAGATCTGGCTAAATATATAAAACTGTAATTAGGACATAACACCAATGAAACTATCAGAAATGGCACAAACATCGCCTAAAAAGATTAACAAACTTATGGAAAGCCGTTTTGGTTTTTCTATTAACTTTGACCGATTAACTGTCGCTAAGGCAGAACGTTTAAGTGAAACAATTGACGCTAACTTAAACAAAATTCGTCATTCAGCAAACATTCATACAGCAGAACGTAATCCACGTTATATGGAATTATTAACTGTGCGTGAAGGTCTTTCAGCCTGGCTAGACCAAAATCGCCGTCAAATTAATGAAGGTGAAGTTGGTAACGCAGAAGTGTTATTAGCTGCTAAAGACATGGTTGACAGCATTCAAGACACCATTGAGAAAGTTGGTAAAATGCAAAATGAACAACTTCCACAATTACTTGACAGCATCCGTGATCAAATTGGTAACGAACAAGCTGAACAATTTAAACAAGCTGTTGGGGCTTCATTGGACACACTAATGACTAACCTACAACAAGCACGTGAAGGTGTTGACAGTGGCGTTGGTATCTTAACTGGTCAAGCCCCACAGCCAATGGATTTAGGTGGTGCTCCTGATCTAGGTGCTGACTTAGGCGCAGAACTTCCTCCTAGCGATTTAGATGCAGAAGAGTCGGACGGCTTTGCTGCTACTGATGCTGCCGCAGGCGGCGAAGAACTTGGTCGCGAACTACGCTAACTGTGAAAATTAACGAATTAGTACATAGTCCTGTAAACACTCCAGAAGCTAACTTAACAACAGCTCTGGAGTTAATTCGCCAACGCTACAAAGACCAAGATAAATCTGCTAAAATTAGTACACAAAGTCTTATCAACATGGTGTTGAACACTGATAAGACATTTGACTATGATGCACTTGTAGCGGCCAGCGAAAAAAATCCTGCTGTTAAAAACCTAATTAAAAGTTATAATAAAGATACTGTAGAACTTCGCCCAGATAGTGAACTTGGTAGCGAAGAAACTACAACCATTCCACCCGAAGAAGGTGACCCTACTCAAGCTCCAGTTGACACTGTTAGTGATATGGCTAAACGTGCTGGTAAAAAACGCGACGCGAGTATATTCTAGTATTAAATACTAGATGATCAAACTTTTCCCTGTAGTAGAATTTTATATCACAAATGTTTGTAATCTCTCCTGCAGAGGTTGCAACCGTTTCAACGACTTAAACTTTAAAGGACATCAATACTGGGACGACTATGCAGATGAATACGAAGCATGGTCAAAAAGATTAGAGCTACCACGTATTACTATTATAGGTGGTGAACCTACACTTAACCCAGACTTAGAAAAATGGTGCGCTAACTTACGTAGATTATGGCCCAATGCCGTTATTATGATACAAACAAATGGAACTTATCAAAAATTTGATCCATTGGAATATTGGCGAAAATATTCTGTAGGAATTGGGCTCAGTCTTCACGATCCTGCGACTGCAGACGAACTAAAAGAAAAATGGAAAAATCTTGCTGGACCATTTGAAGCATATATTTTTCATCAAAATACAGTAATAAAGGAAGACGACCATTGGGTGTTGCATCAAAGCAATCCTAAACGAGCGTTTGATGTATGTGATATGAAACACGATCACACAATGTATAACGGAAAATTGTATAAATGTCCTGCTATGAGCGGTCTTCCTGATTTTGATCAGCAATTTGATTTGCGGATGGATGATAGACAACGTAAATTATTATACAGTTTTAAACCATTAACAGCAGATTGCTCCGAGGAAGAGTTACAGCAATTTGTAGCAACTAAAGATCAGCATATCCCACAATGTGAATTTTGTCCAGAAAATCTTAAATGGCATACAGCATTGGGTGAATATAGAGAAATGTCTAAACCTATATTTGAAATTAAAGAAATAAAAGAAGATGATCTAAATCAGGCAAGACATTCTCCCGAGTGGTTGACAACTAATAATAAATAGTGTAGTATTATAGTCAACTATTGGAGATTGATATGGCATATTCAGACAAAGTACTAGACCACTACGAAAACCCACGCAACGTAGGCACATTGGACAAAAATAGTCCAGATGTAGGTACTGGTATGGTGGGTGCTCCTGCCTGTGGAGATGTTATGAAATTACAAATTGAAGTTCATGGCGGAATTATAACAGATGCTAAATTTAAAACCTACGGTTGTGGTAGCGCCATTGCCTCAAGTAGTTTAGTAACAGAAATGCTCAAAGGTCGCACGCTCGATCAAGCTCAAGAAATTAAGAACTCGGCAATTGCCGAAGAACTTGCCCTACCTCCAGTAAAGATACATTGCTCAGTGTTAGCAGAAGACGCAATTAAATCAGCAATAGCAGACTATAGAAATAAACATGATAACATTAACTGAACAAGCAGCAAATAAAGTAACAGCATACTTAGCCAATCGTGGCCAAGGTATAGGTATACGCATAGGAGTAAAAACCAGTGGATGCACAGGATTTGCTTATGTGATGGAATTTGTTGATCAAACTGATGAACATGATCTGATATTTGAGTCCAATGGTGCAAAAGTTGTAGTAGATCCAAAAAGTCTTGTTTATATAGATGGTACAGAGATAGACTACACTAAAAAGGGATTAAACGAAGGATTTGAATTTATTAATCCAAATGTTAAAGATAGTTGTGGTTGCGGCGAATCATTTAATGTTTGACGTTGCTAGGTAAAACATGTATACTAAAATAATTATAGCATACTATAGGAAAAAACAAAATGGAACTAATTAATTTACAACCAAACGCAGTTAAAAAGATCAAAGAAATTATGAGTGACGAACCTAGCACTAGTCGCTTGCGTGTATTTGTCCAAGGTGGGGGCTGTAGTGGATTCAGCTACGGGTTTACTATAGATGAACAAAAAAATGACGATGACTTTGAAATTGTAGTTGAAGATATAGCAGTGCTAGTAGACAGTATGAGTAGTCAATATCTACAAGGCGCTGAGATTGACTATGTTGAATCTCTAGCAGGTAGTAACTTCAGTATTAAAAATCCTAATGCTCAAACAAGCTGTGGGTGCGGATCATCATTTAGTGTTTGACCTTTAGAAGATCTTGCTATATACTAGTAAGATGCTGATAAAAAAATACGATTACACACCCATAAACAGAGAAACAGTAGATGGCAAACGTCACTACTGTTTACCCGACGGTAGTAAGGTTCCAAGCGTTACTACTATTCTAGACCGTACTAAGCCACAGGAAAAGCGTGAAGCACTGGCTAATTGGCGCAAGTCAGTTGGTGAACAACGTGCTACTGAAATTACCACAGAAGCTGCCGGTCGAGGTACACGTATGCACAAGTTCTTAGAGGACTATGTGCAGAATAACCGTGTACTTAACGACCCTGGATCTAATCCTTACAGTCAACAAGCACATCGTATGGCCCAAGCTGTTATTGAAAACGGTCTAGTACATGCTGATGAAATTTGGGGAATTGAGGTTCCTTTATATGTTAGTGGGCTGTATGCTGGTACTACTGATGCATGTGGTATTTACAAGCAAAAACCTGCCATTTTAGACTACAAACAGACCAATAAACCTAAGAAATTGGAGTGGATTGAAGACTATTTTCTCCAGTTAGCGGCATATGGACTAGCACATAACGAAACACACGGAACAGACATTCGCCAGGGTGTTATTCTAATGGCAGTGGCACCTAAACCTAACGAGCAGGTGCAATATCAGACATGGACTGTTGAAGGTAGCGATTGGGATTTATGGACTGAACGTTGGTTAGCAAGAGTTGAGCAGTATTACCGACTAGCATAAATATAAGAATAAGAGAAGGTTAGGAATATGGCTGTTATTACCGTTAGCAAAATACAAGTACGAAGTGGTCTGCAAACAGACCTGCCAGCATTAGACACTGGTGAGTTTGGCTGGTGTGTTGACAGTCAACGACTATTCATTGGTAAAGGAACCTTAGCAGAAGGGGCACCTATCACCGGTGTGACGGAAATCTTAACTGAATACAGTGCAGGGTTGATCAATGTTGAGATTGCTGCTGTTAATGCTAATATTGCTAACCTTAACGCTTTTATATCTAACATCTCATCTATTGTAGGTAATCTAGAACCAACCACAGTAACCTTGACTGACAATCAATCCAGTATTGTTAATATTGGCAATGTTAGTATAGACTCTCTAACTAGTCAAATTATTAATTATAACATTACACGAAGCACTACAAACAGAGTTGGTACTATTAGTGTTACAAACTATGCAGGGTCTACTGTAGCCTTTGAAGATAATTACACAGAAACATCAACTACAGGCGTTACCTTATACTTTACAGGTAACACTGTGACTAATACTGCGATATTAGGTTATACAACAACCAGCACTGGCAATAGTGCCAACCTTACATACACTTATACAGATCTTAGAACAGTAGTTTAATATGTGGACAAATTTTTGGAATCTGCGAGTTAATGATAGATTGGCGCAGTGGAAAGATTTTCGCCACACGTTAAGCGATCTTCCATTGTCTAAAGCTATCGCTGAATTAAATACCATGTGGAGCAGTGCTCCATTTGTTACCTATTACTTAGACCCAAATAACCCAACTAATTGGCCCGATCCATGGACTTTATTAGCCGAAAACTACTATTGTGACGTTGCTAAAGCACTAGGAATAATGTATACTATATACTTCACTAGTCATAAAGCAACTCCTATAGAGTTTCGCATGTATTATGACTATAAAGAGAAGAGTAGACACAATTTAGTGTGGATCGACAGTGGGAAATATATTCTTAATTACTACCCCTTTGAGATAGTAAATACAAAACAGATTGAAGAACGTAAGTTAGATTTGTTGTATCAATATTCGAGTAAAGATTTGCAATTAGACAAGTATTAAAATAAGAGGCGATCAAGTGAGCAATATTCAAGTTAAAAAACGTAGCGGAGCCATCGTTCCATTAGACGTTAGTAAATGGCAAGCCCAAGTAAGTAAAGTTTGTGCAGGTATAGCTGATGTAAGTCAGAGTATGATTGAGATCAAAGCACAACCACATTTCTACGATG